GTCAGCCATCGCTCTCGCAGCACTCGTCATCTACTGGCTATGAGTCCTGACCCTAAGCACGTCCGGGAAGCCCTTCTGACGATCCCCAATGACGCGAGCAACCCCGACGCGGCGGAACGCCTCTGGTGGCCGAACTGGAAGCTGGGCTGACCTCGCGCCGCAAGGCCGTGGCGGAACGTGGCTGGGCGCTGGAAGACCTCGACTCCGAAATCGCCGCCGATCCGCGCCAGAACGCCCAGAAGCCGGAGTCGTCCGATGCCTGATTATGACTATGACGCCTATTGCAAAAAGCTGGCCCGGAAGGCCGGGGCGTCCGACGAAATTCGCGGCCCCAAGCTGACCCTGAACCCGGCCAAGGCCGCCGTGATCGTGCTGCCCAAGGAAGGCCGCAAGCTGACCGCCAATGACAAGGAGTTTGAGCCGTGGAAGCGCAAATTGACGACCTGCTGACGCGCCGCGCGTCGATCACGCCCGAGACCTTCGACTCGGAAGCGGGCACCGTGGAGGCCGTGGCCTCGACCTTCGCGCCTGTCCGCCGTGCGGGTTTCGTGGAGCGGTTGGACCCGGCGGCGATCAATCCCGCCGATCTGGTCGGGCTGCCCGTGCTGGACGGGCATCGCAGCGGGCGGGCCGTTGACACGGTGGGCAGCATCATCGCCGCCCGCATGGAGAACAACGCCCTGATTGTCACGATCCGGCGCACCAGCGCCGCCGATGCGAACCCCCTCTGGGAACGTGTGGCGGACAAGACCATTCGCGGCGTGAGCATCGGCTATGCCGTGCGCCGCTGGCGCGAGTCGACCGAAGGCGGGATGCGGGTCCGCACCGCCGTCGAATGGGCGATCAAGGAAGTTTCCGTGGTCGCTTCCCCTGCGGACCCCCAAGCCACTTTCAGGAGTGAACACATGCCGCAAGACGACCTGCAAACGGTGGCGAACCCCACCGAAGACACCACCGAGACCCGCGCCGCGATCCGGCAAATCTGCCGTTCGGCGGGCCTCGCTGCCGAAGACGCGGACTCGATGATCGACCGCGATCTTTCGATCACCGAGGCCCGCGCCGAAGCCTTTGAGGCCATGACCCGCCGCACCCCGGCGCGCATCCGCACGACGGCCCCGGCCAATGCCGATCCGGCGGCGCTGCGCACCCGTCAGGCCGACGCTCTGGCCTTCCGTATGGCGGGCGGCGAGTTGCCCGACGCCTCGCGCGAGTTTGTGAACATGAGCCTTCGGGACATGGCCGCCGATGCCCTCACGCGGGCCGGGGAAAGCACCCGTGGCCTTTCGGCGGATGAACTGTTCCAGCGCGCCGCCGCGCATGGCACCAGCGACTTCCCGCTTCTGGTCTCCAATGCGATGGGGAAAGTCGCGCTGGACAGCTACCGCGCCGCCGAGTCGCCGCTGAAGGCGCTGGCCCGGCAGCGCACGTTGCCGAACTTCAAGGAGTCGACCTCGATCCGTTTGGGCGAGATGGGCCGCCTTGAAGAAATGACGGAACACGGCGAGTTCACCCATACGTCGCGCGCCGAACAGGGCGAGAAGATGGCGCTCAAGACGTTCGGGCGGGCGATCAACGTCAGCCGGAAGCTTCTGATCGACGACGATCTGAATATGCTGGGCGACATGACGGCGGCCATCGGCGCGGCTGCGGCCCAGACCGAGGCCGACGAACTGGTGGCGACCTTCACCGGCAATCCGCTCTTGAGCGACGGCACGGCAGTTTTTGCCACGGGTCGGGGGAACATGGCTGCCGCTGGCGCGGACATCACCGAAACGTCGCTGGACGCGGCCCGGCTCGCCATGCGCGGGGTGAAGGGTCTCGACGGGAAGACGATTATCGGCGTGACGCCCCGTTATCTGGTGATCGGCCCCGAACTCGAAACCAAAGCCGAAAAGCTGTTTGCAGCGATCTATGCGGCCACGACTGACGACGTGCAGCCGATCAAGCTGAAGATCGTGGTGGAACCGCGCATCACCGGCACCGCCTGGTATGTCATGGCCGACCCGGCGGCGGTCCCGTCCTTGCAGTTCGCTTATCTGTCGTCCGCCCAAGGGGTGCAGATTCAGCGGCAGGAGGCTTGGACCACGCTGGGCCTTCAGTATCGCGCCTTCCTCGACTTCGGGACGGGCTGGGCCGACTGGCGCGGCGCTTACTTCAACGAGGGCGCGTAATGGCGACCGTCGCTGAACTCACGAAAATGCGGGCCGACCTTCTGGCGGCCCGCGCTGGCGGGGTCCGGCGCTTCCGGGACCAGAGCGGCGAGGAAGTGGAATACCGCTCCGACTCCGAGATGGCCCGCGCGCTGGCCGCTCTTGATGCGGAAATCGCCGCCCAAACGGCCCGGCCTGCCAACACGATCCTGTTCAAAACCTCGAAAGGAATCTGAGATGCGCAACTATGTTCAACCCGGTGAGAATATCACCGTGACCGCCGCCGCCACCGCCACGTCTGGCCAAGGCGTTCTGATCGGCAACCTTTTCGGCATTGCCGCCGGGGATGCCGCGATTGGCGAAGACCTTGATCTGGTGACGGTGGGCGTCTTCGCCATGCCGAAGGTCAGCACCGACGTTCTGGCCGTGGGCGATGCCGTCTATTGGGACGACGCCGCCAAGCTGGTGACTGCCGACGATGCGTCCGGCGCGAATGAACTGATCGGCCTTGCCGTGACCGCCGCCGCGAACCCGTCGGGCAGCGTCAACGTCCGGCTTCACGGCTAAGACGATGCGGGCGGCCACCACTATGCAAACGGACTTGGAGCGCCTTCGGGCGGCTCTTGAGACCGTTGCCAAGCTGGTGGTGGCCGATCCCGTCTATGCGCCGATTTTCAGCCGCCTAGAGGCCGAAATCGCGCAAGAGGAAGCCTTGCTGGCGAATGACGTGGTGGCCCGCGCTCGCGCGGTTGCCGCTCAAAGCGCCACCCGCTGAATCAGGTCCCGAACGTGGGCCAGCGAAGCCCCCTTGCCGTAACGCTCACGATCAAGGGCGTGGCCGAAAAGGTCGCGCCTGATCCGTTCATCTATGCCCGCCGCCAAGAGTCGATCTTCAAAGCTATGCCGCAACCCGTAGAGAGAATGTCCCGGCGTCTCCATGAGACCATTGGCGCGAAGGTATTTGTTCACCGTCGCGGACAGGCTGGCGGATGTGGTGCGGTATTTGGGGAAGCCCTTGGGGCAGGCTTTGAAGGCGTCCAGCGACACGCCCACCAGCGGAATGACGCGGCGGGCGTTGCGGGTCTTCAACTGCCTGTCGACCGGCTCAATGGAGATATGGGGCACGGGGGCGTCCAGATGGATTTGCGCGCCCGTCAGGGATGCCAATTCGCTGGGCCGCGCGCCCGTGTTGACCATCGCCAAGAGGATGCACCGGGCGTCCTTGTTCAGCCCGTCCAGCGCACCGGGCTTCAAGAGGTGGTCCTTGATCCAGCTTTCCGAGAAGGGCGGGCGCTGGCGCGCTTCGCCTTCCTTGAAGGACAGATCGGACAGGGGCAGCACCAGCCCGAGGCGCTTCATCTTGTTCACCGTCTTCAACACGTCCCCGAGGTGAATCAGGTCCTTGTTCGCGCTGTTCGGGGTGAGGCCGTCGGACTCCAGCTTCTCAAGCCACCAGCCCCGGAAATCCAGCATATCGTCGCCCGTAATGTCGGGCAGGGCCTTGTCCCCGACCACCTCTATGAAATTGCGCACGGCTTTCAGGCGCGGATTTTTCCAGCGCCGAAGCTGGTCATCGCTCTTGCCGAGGGTCTTATCGGCGGCCAAGCCCCAATAGAGATCAAGCGCCCGCGACACCGTGATTTGCGGCTCTGCTACGCCGCCCAGAACTGCCGCCGCCTCGCGCGGGTCCGGCTCACCGTCACGCCCTGTGACGGCCTCCACGCGGGCCAGAAGGTCTTCGCGGGGCAGATCGGCCACGCGGGCCGCCGGAAGGTATCGGAAGCCCCGCACCGCCGCCAATTCCTTGGCCGCGTCAAAGCGCCGTTCCGCGTCCGCCGTGTCGCCCGCCAGCCGGGCTTCCCATGCCTCGACCAGATGTTGCCACGCGATAGGGGCCTTCTGTTTGGCAATGGTTTCGGAATCAGTGTGAAGGCTAATCCAGACGCTCTTGCGGTCATCAACCCGCTGGTATCGCGTCGGAACCCGCTTCCGCAGGTGGTAGGTGCTGCCGCGCTTCATAATGGTCATGGCCGGACTCCCGGTTTTGCTCCGTGCTGCGATTTGTGCGGCAAAATGTGTAGCAAATCAAGTCATAATAACGGACCCGCTGGGCGGCGGATTTCCGTAACATCTTGTTTTTGCTTGGTAATTGCTGATTTCACGCTGGGGAAATCTGGCGGAGGGGATGGGTCTGACGTCCAACCTTCTTTTGTGGATGCCGCTCGGTTTGCAAGGAATTTCTGATCGTTCGGGACATGTGATCGAGTGCGTACTTTTGTCAGGCCTGTTCGTGCGGCTGACATGGCGCCGCTGGCCGGGATGGTGATGCGCGGAGCGGGACCACATCTCCAACAGCG